AACATTCTACAATCGAGTCCTTGGTTGAAATCGATTGTCATTCCACGCTTGGTCAGTTCGGCTAGAACGCCCTCTACCCAATCGTAACCGCATGCCAGTATGTTATTGTCCATCGAAATAAAATGCGTGTGGCCTGGTGCCAAATAGTTTTTCCAGTGCTCATTCTTGTACAGTTTGCCTTCTATTTTCGGCACGACACACCACGGACATTTCCGAGTGCAGCCACGAGAGGTAAAACCGAATGAGAAGTCCATGCCTAATGCCTCGTAGCAGGGCGTCTCATGCTCGAACTCAGATTGGAGGCCCGTAATTACTTCCGCACCGGGAACGTGTTGCTCGAACAGTTCTGGTTTCAGGGTAGCCGTCACACCTCCGATTTTGATTTTCGCTTTTTTGAACTTGCTCTGAAAGGACCGGATGTAGCCGATGTCCTTTTCCAGATTGAAAAGAAAGATCGGAGAAAAACAAATCTCGTCCGGTATGAAATTCTTAGGTGTCCTCTTACACGAGGTAATTCTTACATCGTTACCGATCCTTTTTTCATACGAATACAGTTTGAGCAGACCGAGTGGTGATGGGAACTGCATTCCCTTGCTCTTCGTTGAGTGATCGAGATGTACTAACAGAGTCTTTGTCATTCGCTTCCCTTACCATTTACCAGAGTTTGCCAGCTCTCTGATTCTCTTGAAATCGTGCTCGTCGGCCAGATCCTTTCCGATGTACTTTTTGACCTTCGCGTGATTCCTACCGACGAATTTCATTAGGTTCATGAATTCTTCAAAGTCCTTTCCGAACAGACCTCTCTGGAAATCGAAACAGTTGATGATGTCAACAGGACCGGCTCTCAGGGTGAACAACTTTTTGGCGTGCGAGTACCAACCGGTTGGAGCCTTACCCGTTGTCAAGTCTCTGTAGATCATCGGCTTGACTTTGTGTCCATAGTCGGTGATAGTTTTTATTCTATTCCAGATTTCTTCCGGCGTGTCTTTGAAACCGTAAAGCATATACCATCGACCTTCGCCGCTGTACTTGTGAGACTTCATCATTTTCAAAGTCTCAAGAGCGGCCTTTGACGAGGCTTTGCTGTCCCACGCAAACCTGATGATGGGCATATGTTTCTTATACTTTTTGAAAACTTTGATGAAGCCTTCGTCTTTTACGAACAGCCTACAATCCAACGCTTGATTGAAATCGACTGTCATGTTTCTTTCTGACATCTCGGATAGAACTTCTTCCATCCACTCTGGCCCGCACGCGAGAACGTTGTTATCTATCGCGATGAAATGCTTGTGACCCGGTGCCAAAGCGTTCTTCCATTTTTCGTTCGTGTAAATCTTACCTTCGATTTTTGGAACGACACACCACGGGCATTTTCTGACGCATCCACGCGATGTAAAACCGAAAGAGAAATCCATTCCCATCGCCTCGTAACAAGGCGTTTCATCGTCAAACTCAGGCTGAAGGCCGGTGAATATTTCGGCCTCTGGAATGTGCTCTTTGAAAAGCTCTGGTCTCATGGTAGCCATTACGCCACCGATTTTGATTTTCGCTTTCTTGAACCTGTTCTGGAAAGCGCGAATGTAACCGATGTCCTTTTCTGCATTGAACAGGAACAGCGGTGAGAAGCAAATCTCATCGGGCGTGAAATCCTTCGGCGTTATTTTACACGAAGTGATCCGCACGTCATCGCCAAGCCGCTTCCGGTACGAGTACAGTTTGAGTAGGCCAAGCGGCGATGGAACTTGCATGCGCTTGCTCTTCGTCGAGTGGTCAAGGTGTACTAACAAGGTCTTCACTTTTCGCTCCGTAGCAAGTCGAGGACTTTTTGCCATGGGTCCGGTTTTCGTTTTTCCAATTCGGCTTCGATGTCTTGTACGAGGTCCGCAGGAATGTCGAGAATCTTACCCGTATCAGTACCGAAGATTGAAACGTCTGTCGGGTTCATACCATCGTTTTCCAGCGTTTTCTTCATCTCGTCAAGATCGATGTCCGAGAAGTCGAACGATTCCATCACCTCGTCGAAGTCGAGCTTTGCGTCTTTCATGTAGTCCGTGAGGCTTGTGTCGGACATCTTTCCGTACTGACTTGTGATTGCAAGTAGCTTGTGCTTCGCCTCTTTCATGGACTTCGCTTCTACCCATATCACGGGGAGCTTTGGAACTTCGTGTCCCTCTTCGCCTAGACGCGCAATGGTTCTATGGCGTTGATGTCCGTCGAGCAAATAATGTTTTCCAGCATTACGCCAGATAAAAAACGGTGCCGAGAAACCGTACTTGAGAATTTCCTTACTGAGCTTTTCGTAATTCTCTTCCGACAGGCTTTTCAATTCACCCTGGAATGGCACCATTTCGTCGAGGGCGAGTACGTCCGCACCCTTGCATTTGATTCTGATTTTCGTTGTCATTTTTCAACCTCGTCGTCTGGAAATTGGGCAGATGGATGTATGAGTGCATCGGCCAGCGGGTCGATGCCAAGCTCGATACCAAGGCTATGCAACAGTATCTTCTCGATCTTCTCGAATGCGTTACCGTCATCGGCCTTTGCTACCGGTTGCTTTGGCACTTGTCCGGAATTCGGTGCGACCGTTCCCGTTTGTTGGTTTCCTGCTGTAGCTCCTGCGAGACCGACGAGAGTAAGGGAAAGTGGAATGTCAGGATCGAAACCGTGTTTGTCTTTGTCGTATTTCGGTATCTCACGTCCGAGAACATCGCTCATAACTTCGACTGCGAGATTCGGAGATACCGCGCCCGCCTTGTCGGTTCCAAGAATCTTCACAAGGTCTTGGTCGTTCGTGACGTTCGCGCTGTTCGACTTGAACGTGTGGTGCTTCATGTTGAATTCGGTTCGCAAGAAACGGTTCATCCATACATCGAAGTCACCGCGCTCTGGGCTGAACACTTGCTCATCCGCGAGCTTCCGGCTTTCCTGTGCGGTCGAGCGGTTGTAGTCTTCCGACTTGCCAACGAAGATCGGGGGCAACCGAAAAGACCGGCGTACCTTTTCGCCGTTGTTCTTGTCGTAATCCTGAAAGAGTTGGTCTTCTTTCTGTGCGCCCGACACATCTTTGATTTCCATCTTCATCGTGCCGGGGTTGATCTGTCCTTCTTCTGCGGGTTCGGCCTCGATGATAAGGACGCTTGAGCGGTTACTGTTGCCCGCTACACGGGTTTCGATGAACTCTTCAACACGCTTTACACTGTCGCCTGTGAGCTGTCCGTTAGACACCAAGATAATCATGGAAGGAATGTTATTGTTCTCGAACGTCACGAAGTTGATTTCGTCCGCGCTTCGGGAACCGTATATGCTAAAGAGGTTTCCGATGAATCGCGGTAAGCAATACGGCGTTCGCGATGACTTGATGGCACCGAAAGTCTTGGCCGAATTCGCATACGGCTTGCTCACTTTCGTGCCGTCTTTCAGTGTTCCGTTCGTGACGGCTTGACCGGTCTTCGGGTCGATGTCCCGTGGGTCTCCCCACTCTTTCAAATAAACAATTTTCTCGGCTACCTTGTGTGCGATGCGACGAAAACGTTTCTTGAAACGCCGCTCTTCCATTTTCTTGGTAGACTTGTTGTAATACTTGATACGAGCTTCCGTGAACTCCTTGTCCATCTTCGTCCAGCGGGCAAGGTGCGGTTCGATTCGCATCAAGGAACTCACACCGGCTTTCTTAGCATACGGTATGATTTCCCACCAGCCATCACCCGTTTCTTCGGTGTCCTGTCGTGTCGATTTTCGTAGTTTGGTAATGTCCTCGTCGAAGTTCACGTTGTCGAGAAACCCTTCGAGGTTTCCACGCTCTGCTAGAACTTCCTTCTTGATCGCAGCGGTTCTTTCGGCTTCGTCCATGGCCGTCTCTACCAGGCGATACCCGAACCCGTCGATGTTCGTAACCATCGCATCAACGCACTGTCCAAGCTCTGTATTATTTTCACGAAGCGTGGAAAGGTGGAGCGTCGGGTACGGTGGGTGAATGATATTGCCGTGACCGCTGAACGCCGGGTCTTGCTCCATCTGTTGTGATTGCTCTTCGCCAAGCGCCCTGACAATGGTGGCTTTCAGAACCTTCATGTTTTCGTGACTTTGCTTGGAACCGCTACCCGCTACTTTACCGACTGCGGTTACGCTTCCCTTTGATGTGCTGTCGACCTTTGCTGGTACGGCTGACGCCGATAGTTTCGCCGGTGCTGGTTTCGTTTTTCGAGCCATGCTTTTCTCCGTCGTTGGTGTTCCCGTCGTGAACATTCAAATTACATTTAGGATACATCGCTTTCTGACATCCTTCAATATCATATTACGCCGAACGTTTTTCGTGGCTTTCTCATTCGCAGGAACGACCCCATTACCGCGAAGTCCAGAGCGTCGAACTCATCGTCGTGTTCCGCGTCTGGAAATGCTATCAAGTTATCTGTAAACTCAGCCACGCCGTATTTTGGAAAGTACATGAGGCCGTTCTCGAACTTGGCAGAGAGCCGCCACGCCCGTACCACCTTGTCCTTGTGGGTCCAGAACGGTTTCACTGGTACGTCTGTCAACGCTGCAAGAATTTGAGCTTGCGAATCCTGGTACGCGTTCGATTCGATGAAGACCCGTAACGGGTGGTACTGGTCGCTCTTCTGTCTTATCTTCGAGAAGGTCTGCAAGAAAGACAGGCGTTCGTGGAACATGTCGATCAGAAACATTTGACCGAATTCGTTTTTACCAATTGTCGCAATCGCAACGAAATCGGCACTTTCCTTTTGAGATATGGCGAGGTCAACGCCCATGAAAATACGAAGGTCCGGTGGTATGATTTCATAGTGTTTGATGTGCTCATACTTGAATATTTTACCTTCCATTCCATCGGTATTGTTCTGATAGCCCGCATCGAAGATGATCTTGCCAGACGTGCGCCGCTTGGCCTTCAGCCATTCGATACTCAACTTTTCTTCCCAAATCGATTCGCCGTTCGGTCGTATCGCCGGGTAGATATTGTAAACGAAATCCATTTCGCTTGGATTGCTAATCGGCATGCGCTTACCGTCTTCACCTCTAACGGAGGAAACGGAAATCAGGTACTCGTACAGGTCGTTCGGGTAATACCGTGTACCATGACCCCACATCCGGCCACCGGGTTCGAGTGTCGGGTCGAGAACTTTGAGATACCATATGCGGAGTTTTTCGCGCTGCAATTCGGTGCGCGAATTCTCTTCGTCTACGAGGTCGTCGAACAGTATCAAATCATAGTGACGACCGACGACAGCGCCGCCAACACCGAGACACGTAATGTTCGATTCCTTTGCGAAGATTTTACGTTCCTTGACGTTGATCTCATCGTTG